GCCACTAACACGGCAACCAGGAGGACCAGACTAGACCTCCACAAGCTTCCTGTCACCCAAACCGTAAATGGTGACAAGCAATACCCTGTAACACGTTGTTTCAACGGACGTGCGGGTAGTCTTATTTAAGAATGGTGCGCTTTAACGTTTGCCAACGTACTCTTTAAAGTCAGTAAGACTTGGTGGGTCAAAGGGGCCACCTACCCTCCCTTCCATGGGGTTTCCAGAACGCACATGTTGACTCCCGATAGGGACGAAAAAGGTGTTAGGGCCCAAACCTTCTAAACACGCGTACCACATCCCGGATTTCGACAACACAGCAGGAATCCCGCGGGGGACACAGTCCCTGTTCTCACCACATCAACCCCTACACCAAGAGGGTTCGGAGGAAGGGGTGAGTCAACAGTTCCTGTGACCCAGTCTTGGCGCCCTGATGCCGGTGCAAACATATTCGCCAAAGTTAGAGCGCCCCCACGGAACCGCAGACCGCAAAGTTCGAGCTCACGTTGTTCCGCGAAACTCAATGCAATACCGTCGAGGTTCTGGAACAGAGCAACCGGCTCGGCCCCCCGGTTCTCAGTGCCGTCAATGTGAACAATGGCGCCCAAAGGTCCTGCCACAAAGTTTCCTGAGTGCCGGTCACGGAGCCGCAGAAGCTGTCCGAATACTACCGCCCCCACCCGTGACGGTGAGAAGAGAGGTCCAGGCGTGTGCTTTACACGAACTACACATCCATCCTTGACACCAGCATAAATCGCCGGATACGGGAGCCCTTGCTCCCCAAGGACGAAACTCAGATCCTGGCTCAGCATGTGTAGATGGCGCTCAGCTACCAGATCCACACCCACCTTTGCTACGAGGTCGTCCCCTAACGTGGTCGATCGCTTAACCTCGCCAGCGCGTGTTCGCACACACTGTAGCATTCCCGTGTAGCCAATCCCAACTACCGGTAGATTCTCACGTGCGAGGGCATTATTGAGAACCGCGCGTAGGTGTTCCCAGCGTTCTTGAGGTAGGTAGTACAATTCTGCAAGCACCTCGTGCGCGAGTGTCGCGTTGGTAGCTGAGGAGGGTGGGATTTTGCTGAGAGCAAGCCCCCCCAAAACCGAACTTTCTGCCAGCACGCCGGTCGTCACGCCTATAGCAGGATGACAGAAGCCTGTCCGTTTCAAAAACTCACAGGACGAAAACGGCTTCAGGGACAGGGGGCCAGCCGCTCCAACATACCGGCGCCCGATGCTCGCAAGGAAACTCGCGATCGCATCCAGCTCTGATTGTAGCAGGTCACGGCGAGCGTGGGAGAAGATGTGGTCGTCACCATACTGGGTGAGGACCAGATCGCGAGCTGCTAGGCCAACAGCGAGCCACGCTTCGGTGAGATCGACCCAGAAGCATAGCGAGACAAAGAATGTTGTCCCGTAGAGACCTGACAGGAGACCACCACGAACTGTGTATTCAACCCCGTAGAGGTTGTGGCGAGCTCGTTGCATTTCAGACCAACACCACCGCCACCACTCTCGGTCCTCTGGATGTACAAGCCCCTCCACGAGCTCACCAACAACTTGGATTGTTTCCACCGAGTGAGTGCCATCAGCGTCTTGAAAATCCCCGTCAACAGAGGTAAACCTGTGCTTTTGCTCAAGATCCCTCCAGTGTGCAACTGGGTTGATTCCTACAGCGATCACGGGTGAGCTGCCATACTTGTTGGCGGCAACCACGTGACCCAGAACCTGCCTCATTTTGACGATGACTGGAGTGGACAACACATAGTAGGCGCGCGTGCGGTTTGCCTCGGCCTTTGCCACCTTCAGGCGTTCATCCTTCAGCTTGTCAATCACTTCAGGGAACCACTGTCGAGACTCGATTAAGGAGTACACCCTGTGTCCCTCAGCAGTGAATTCTCCATCACGGATCACCACAGCCCGCGACCTCTCCTGGTACCAAGGCGCTCCCGGGTGTCGCTCCATCTTGAGGGGCTTACCCCCGGGTCCTGTGGTTAGGCTCTCCCGGAGTGTCCACG